AGTTCGCACGCAACGTGCTCCGGCGGCCGGCCGATCCGTGGCAAGAGTTCCTATTCATCCATGCCGGTGAATTGCTCGAGGATGGCCGGCCGCGCTTTCGTCTCGTGCTCGTGCTGGTGGCGAGGCAGAACGGCAAGACGGAGTGCCCGGTGATCTTGACCGCGTATTGGCTCGCGGTCGATGAAGTCGGCATGATCTTGGGGACATCGACCAAACTCGAGTACGCGAAAGAAACGTGGGAGAAAAGCCGCAAGCTGATCGCCCGGGCGCCGGAGCTCGCCGATCGGCTCGAGCGCAAGACCAACGGCGCGGCCGCGTGGTACCGACGCAGTAACGGGGAGCTCGAGCTATGGCTCCGGCGCGAGGGGTACGCGGATGATCCGGCCCGTTACAAGATCGCGGCGGCCAATGAGGAGGGCGGCCGGAGCCTCACCGTTGAGCGGTTGATCATGGATGAGCTCCGCCAGCACCACGACTACAGCGCGTACAACGCCGCGGAGCCGGCCACCTCCGCCGTTCCCGATGCCCAGATTTGGTGTCTGTCCAACGCTGGCGATGATCGCTCGGTGGTGCTGAATGATCTCCGCGAGAGCGCTCTCACCTTCATTGAGACCGGAGACGGAGATCCGCGCGTTGGCCTCTTCGAGTGGTCATGCCCGGAAGATGCGGACCCTACGGACCTCGCCGCGCTGGCGTGGGCAAACCCGAACCTCGGGCGCCGGAAAGATCCGGAGGCGCTACTCGGCAAGGCGCGGCGCGCGCTCGCGGCCGGCGGTGAGCAGCTGGCCGGCTTCCGTACCGAAGACATGTGTATCCGGGTGCGCAACCTCGATCCGGCCGTGGATCCGGTGCACTGGGCTTTCTGCCTCATCCCGGGCAACCTCGAGCAGCTCCGCGCATCGGTGGCGCTGTGCGTCGATATCGCGCCGGACCTGCAGCACTGCACGCTGTGCGCTGGCGCGCCGATGCCGGACGGTCGGGTACGGCTCGAGGTGGTGGCCGCGTGGGATGGCACGGACGCGGTCAAGAGCATGCGCCGCGAGTTGCCCGCGCTGGCCCGGAAGATCCGGCCGCGCGCTTTCGGATGGTTCCCGGGCGGGCCCGCGGCCGCGATCGCTGCGGAGCTCCGCCACGATCCCACCCGGCCGGCCGGCCGGCGCGGTGGTCTGAAGCTGCCCGCTTCGGTCCCCTCGAGTGAGATCACCGCTGACGTAACCGCGGTGTGCATGGGGCTCGCGGAGCAAGTCACCGCACACGACGTGCTGCACTCCGGTGAGCCGCTGCTCGACGCGCACGTGTTGGGCGCGGGCAAGCTCACGATGGGTGATCTCTGGCGCTTCTCCCGCAAGGGTGGCCATTGCGATGCCGCGTACGCGGCCGCGGGAGCGCTCCACCTCGCCCGGACGCTACCGCCACCGGCCGGCCGGCCGCGCATTGTTACCACGCGGTAACCTCGCTGACCTGCGCAAACGTCACAAGGGACTTCTAGAGAAGCGTGATAAAAGTGGCGGGATCCGCACGGGGGCATCGGTCCCGCACGGATCCCGCCATCACCTCAGGAAGGATCAACGCACGGCCGGACCCTAGGAAGCGAACCTAGGGCGCTCCGGCCGCTCTGTCGGTCCCAAACGGGGAGCTGCCCAGCAGGGATCCCGACGCGCGCTTATCGTACGCGTCGTACGTGCGCGCGTATGATCCCGATCATGAGGTTTCGGGAGATCGCGCGGCGCGCGTGGGAGTGGATCACCGTCTCCTCCGCGCAATTCGACGCAGGATCGAGCCCAGTCGATACGGTCATCTCGATGGCGCTCGGGTTGGACGGCTCCGGGGTGGTCACCCGTGAGCTCGCGCTGTCGGTCCCCGGAGTACTCAAGGCGCGGAATCAGATCTGCGGCTCGATCTCTACGTTGCCGCTGCTCGAGGTGGACGCAGCGCGCCGGCCGGTAGCCTCGCCGCTGCTCGAGCAGATCGATCCCGATGTGGCCAACGTGGTGACCCTCGCGCAAACCGTCGAAGATCTGCTCTTCGAAGGGATCTCGTGGTGGGAGGTGGTCACCCGGGGCCCGGGGAATTTCCCGGTCAAGGCGCGGCGGCGCGCACCCTCGAGCGTGACGCTGCAACCTCCGGCCAACGGCAAGTCACCGGCTCCGCTTCCGTCCGGTGAAGATCCGCGGCAAGCGGTGGTGTACGTCGATGGCCGCACGGTGGCCACCCGTCACATGATCCGCTTCGACTCCGCCAATCCGGGGATCTTGCACGCAGCACGCCGGCCGATCCGCCGCGCGATCTTCCTTGATCAAATGTCGGAGTTGTACGCGAAGAATCCCCGGCCGCTTGACTACTTTGCGCCGGCGGAAGATGCCGATCCCGCCGATGACGACACGATCCGTGACGTGCTCGCCGATTGGGCGGCCGCTCGCCAGCGCGGATCCACGGCCTACATCCCGTACGCGCTCGAGTATCACACCGTGGATGTACCGACCCCCGCGGATCTGCAGCTACTCGAGCAGACCAAACGGGCCACCCTCGAGATCGCCAACGTGGCCGGCTTGGATCCGGAAGACCTCGGGGTGAGTACCACCTCGCGCACCTATCAGAACGCCATCGATCGGCGGCAAGATCGAATCAATGAGACCCTGGCGGTGTTCATGCAAGCGATCGGCCAGCGGCTCACCATGCCCGACGTGACCGCGCCCGGGCACACGGTGCGTTTCGATCTCCGCGAGTACCTCCGCGCGGATCCGGCCACCCGGGCGACGGTGGCCGCAACCCTGATCGGCTCCGGTGTGCAGGATCCGGAGGAGGTGCGCGAGGCGGAGGGGTGGCCGGCCGGCGCGCCGCGGCCGGCGCCGGCTCCGGCCGCTGACAACGTGCGACCGATCCGCCCGGGCATGGCGGCCAGCGGCCATCACACCGCGGCCACCTTCGACGGAGCCGGCGGCCAGCACTTCGATATGCCGCTGCGGCATTTCGCGGTCGATGTGGCGCGCCGCACGATCGAGGGTGTTGCCGTGCCGTACGGGGAGGTAGGCGAAAAGTACTGGCGTAAGTGGCAGTTCGCACCCGGTGCGCTGCAGCTGGCCGGCGCCACTCCGGAGCTCATGCGCCGAAACAAGATGCTCCGCGATCACGATTTCTCCCAAGCGCTCGGGGTGCTCGTACTGCACGAAGATCGCCCGGATGGGGTGTTTGTGCGCTACCGGGTGGCGCACGGCCCGGAGGGTGATCGCGCGCTGCAGCTGGCCGATGATGGCGTACTCGATGGCCTATCGGTCGGTGTCGATTTTGACGACATGCGCGACACGCGGCCGCATCCGACCAAACCAGGCGTGACGCTGATCTTGCGAGCGGACTGGAAAGAAACCTCACTAACCGCTATGCCGTCGTTTGACGGTGCTCGCGTCACGCACGTGGCCGCGAGCTTGACAGGAGGAACCATGCCGTGCCAGACATGCGGTCACGTTCACGCGGCGGGTACTCCGTGCGTGACCGTTCCCGCGGCGGCCGCTCCCGCGGAGCCGGCCAACACGACCACGCTGCAGGCGGGCCCGGGCCCGGGGCCCGCTCCGGGGCCCGCGCCAGTACAGTTCATGCTTCCCTCCGATCCGGGCCAGCTGGCCGCGTTGCTGCGGTTGCTCGGGCAGAACCCGCAAGCGATTCCCGCGCCGGTGGCCGGTGTAGTCGACGCAACGGCGCACGCGCTCCCGGGCGCGCCGGCCGGCGGCTCCGGTCTACAGATGGTGCGGGAGCCGTCCCCGTACCGCTTCGACCGACTCGGCAACCTCATGCGCGGCACGCACGATTTCTCCTCCGATGTGTTCCTCGCGGTGGGCGGATCGGAGGCATACATGGGTTTCAGCGCCGATGATCGGCAAGCGGCGCACCGACGCGTACTCGAGTTCATCGCGCGACAGTTCGTGATCACCACCGATGTTGACGAGCTCAACCCGGTGGCCAACCGGCCGGACATGTACGTAGATCAGCGCACGTTCCGTTACCCGGTATGGGATGCGATCAATAAGGGGACGCTGACCGAGATCACACCGTTCCTCTTCCCGAAGTTCTCGAGCGCGGGCACCCTCGTGGCCAACCACGTGGAAGGTACGGAGCCGGCGCTCGGTACCTTTGTGACCACCTCGCAGACGGTGACACCCACCGCGGTATCCGGGAAGGTCAAGCTGACCCGTGAGACCTTCGATCAGGGCGGCAATCCGCAGATCTCCGGGTTGATCTGGCGCCAGATGCTCAAGGCGTATTTCGAAGCGCTCGAGGCTTTCGCGGTGCTCACCCTTGACAATGCGACCCCAACGGGGATCACGCTGACCACCGCTGGCGGCGCTGGCCCGGGCCAGACACTCGCGCGTGAGCTCGATCTCGCGTTTGCGGCGCTGCAGTTCGTCCGCGGCGGCTTCACAATGGACAACCTGTTTACGCAGATCGATCTCTACCAGGCGATGGCCGGCGCCCGGGATACCACCGGCCGGCCGCTGTTCCCGAAGCTGGGCGCGACCAACGCCAACGGCGTGGTTGACGCGCGCTCGGGTGCCATCGATCTCGGCGGGGTGGTCGCGTACCCCGCGTGGGCGCTCGCGGCTACCGGGATCGTCGCCGCTTCGTCGTACCTCTTCGACTCCGCTGCGGTATCCGGGTGGGCATCCGCGCCCAACCGCATCGATATCACGCAGACCGAAGTGGCCAACGTCTACATCGGACTATGGGGCTACAAGGCGGCCGCGATCTCCGATATCAACGGCGTACGCGAGGTTATCTACGATCCGGTGTAAACCCGGACAAACACCTAATGGTTGTAATACCGGGGTAAACCGGACAAGGAAGGTTTGATCATGGCGGACAAGGTTGCACCCTCGAGCGCCGCGGCCGGCTCGAGCTCGAGCAAGGCGGAGCCGGCGGCCGGTACGGTGACCGCGGGCCCTGCGGTGAGCAACGCGGAGGTGGACCTCCGGGCCGATAACGCGCGGCTCGATCAGGAAAATCGGGAGCTCCGGACGCTTCTCGCCGCGGCCGGCGGCTTCGTGCCCGAACCCAAGGAGCTCCGCTTCACGATGTCGGAGGGGGTGCGACAGGATCTCATTCTCCTCCGCCACCGGGTGGCCGCTGGCGAGCTCAAGGAGGAAGACGCAGTGATCGCCGATCCGGCCACCGGGCGCCGGTACACCCTCGCCGATATCTCGGCGGATGAGGTGGCCATCCCGGGGCTAGGCGACGGCAAGGGCAAGTAGGGCTTTACTGCTCCGGGGTGGAGAAAGGAGGGGTGACCGATGGGTGTAGCGCTCTCTCGTGTAGGCGGCCGGTCTCTGGTCGGTGACCTGTGGGTGTTCCGCGTGCTGGTGGCGGACATCGACACCGATCCGACTAGCGCGGAGGTGCCTACCGTATCGGTCACCCCTCCGGGCGGGATCGTTACCCACCCGACAGCGTCCCTTGTGGACACTGGCGAGTTCCGCTTCACATACACTCCGGCGGCCGCTGGGCAGTACCTCGTGACCGCGGCCACCGCATCGTATGGACTCGGCGCGTACGGGGCATGGGCGGATGCGACGCTGACCGCGGCCGGCTTCCCGGTGCTCGCCGATGTCGAAGACTATCTCGAAGATTTCTCGTGGGAGCCGGCTCAGCTGCAGGCGTCGCTTAACGCGG